TTATATATATTATTTCTAATGTTTCCATATTACTCTTTATTTATAGTATTCTTTCCCTCGTATATTTTTATGTTCTGGCATACGTGGTTCTCCATCGAAATGTATTTTACCTCCGCAGTGAGGGCAGGTGATAGTATTGGCATCATCTTTCACTTCTTCCGGTGATGCAAAGAGTTGCCACATAGGAACGTCCAAAGCTTCTGCTACTTTTTCAAGCGTTGGGTAGGATGGGCTTTTTAATATGGCGTATAAGTTCTGCCTTGTAGTATTCATTTTTTCGGCAAAAGATGTCATATTATACCCTTTTTCTTTAATAAGTAATTCTATCCTATTCATGCTATTATGTTTTTTTGCAAAGATACGTTTATTATAATAGTGTCAAATATATCATTTACAAAATAAAGTTAAAAGAAAGAATATTATTTCTTATTTTGTTTGCAGTGTCAAATATATCATTTACATTTGCATCATCAAACAAGAAGTAATAACAATTAAAAGATATATGATTATGGCAACATCAGTAATTAAACAGAGAACAATAGAAAAGTTCATCATGTCAGAGTTTGCGCAGGGCAATCTGAATACACAAGAGCAAGTAGCCTGTATGCTTATCTTGGTTCAGAAGAAGTTGAATATGTCAGTAGAACAGGCTGGTGACTTTCTGAGAAACGCAATAGGCATAAATAAAAATCTCAAAATAGAAAAGTTATAAGTTTAACCAGCAGGGCGAAAGCCCTGCGCAATAATATAAGATATGTTAGCAACAGACAAGCAGATTAAATATCTTACAGATTTGACGAATAAGGTAAATCGTATTATTGATTTATGGCCTGAATGTGGCGTTGAGAAGTTTTATATAGATTGGCGGCATGAGAGAAGCAGAGGTATGAATATCAATGATGCAAGCATAAAAATAAGTGCATTTAAAAGCCTGATACGTGGCATCAACATGAAGAGAGTCCTTTTCAATTTACCACAATTCTAAGTTTAATCTGGGTAGCCTTCGGGCTACCACAATACACACGATTATGAGACGATCCCATAAAGCAGATTTTGAAAATATGGTTAATGCAAAACATCTGAAAATCTATGATAACCTTTCAGATGTTTTGCCTAATACAGATAAAGAGCTTGTAAAAGGACAGGTAGTTGATATTGTTAATGGCTATGGCTGTATAGTTGGTCCGTTCGAAATATTAGGATTCTGTGATCCTTGTGCATCTGGTAGATGTGTTTACTTAGATTGGGATTGCTATTGGTTCGCTAAGAGACCTATTGATATAATTACTTAAAAATGAATGATTATGGATATACAAGAAATTAAAAGAAGATTTGACCTTCTTAAAATGGCAAACAATGAACGCTACTGCCTATTGTCAGAACTTGCCAAAGAACTGAAAGTAAGAAAAACGGATTTGATGCAGTTTGTGATTGATAATCCTAAATTATTTAGAAAAGGCAGCGTAGAGAAAAAAGGCAAAAATATGGGTGCGTGCCTCTTCGATGTTTATCTTTTACCCGGAGACAATCCTGAAACAGAAGAATGGCTACAAAAGCAGATTGTCGAAAAGGCAAAATATATCTATATCTCTGAATTTGATAATTACGGGTGTATAGAAGGATATTTTGTAGTCATTGACAAAGAGGACAGTTCTAATAAGAACAAAGAATGGCTTTGGCGAAATACAGAGCAAAAGGTGAAAGAAATTCAATCGCTTGGTGCCACGCATAAGGCTACATTTTATTTTGGTGGATATGGTGATTGTACTGAACACCCGGTTGAATATGCCATATCTTCTGACGGATTGCAGAAACTAAAACAAGCAGGGTGGACTTTCAACGAATTAAAACCATTATCAAGATGAACTCAATAAACAAAAACGGTTGCAGTGTATGCCAACCCGGTAAAGAGAATTATTGTACCTACAACACCAGGTTGAGAGGTAAGAGAGTGAGAATGTACCAATATGACTATCGTACAGAAGATGGTGAGTTGTTTTCTTGTTGTGCGCCTACTTTAGAGGCGTGCAGAGAAAAACGGGATAAATGGCTTAGTTTACGACAATAAGCCTATTGTCATAAATAACGGTTGAAGATATTTCGTTATCTTTGGTTGTGGTTGTACCTTAGTGGTACTATCTTTTATAGTACAAATTTTATAACGATATAGTGATATGAAGATTGATTATAATGGTCAAGAGATAGAAGCGTATTCGCTCATAATGACAAAAGAAAACGCTTTAGATATTTTGAATGGCAAAAAGAGCATAGAAACACGTATGCTTAGCGTCAAATATGAGAAGATGTTCACAGACTTTGCTCAAGTTGACGAAAATGAGAAATTGAGAAAAGCTGGACGCGAGCAAGAATGTCAACCTATTTTAAGGACTGATATAGAAGCTATTCATTTTTATAGTACTGGTGCACCATGGACACTTGATGTCGCCATTGATGAAATTGGTATAGGTGAAATAACAGAAGAAGGGATAAAGTTCATGCACGACGAATTTGATTTTCACGATTTCGACAAACAATTAGAAGCGTTTAAAAAGAATCCGCCTAAAGAGTTGCCGTTATTCTATTATTTGCATATTTGTGAAATCATAAGCCATTCAGGTTTGAAATAATATAAGCCACTTGGGTGGCTTTGCTTATTTAGTAAAAGGATTGTTTAATTTAAAATTAAAGATTATGCCAGAAACGTATGCAACAGATGCAAGTGGTCGAAAGTATCGTACCCGAAAAGATTATGAATCCGGACGATTTCAATCTATGGGTAGAAATGCAGCCCAAAGAGCGAGAATTAATCGTAAGGTAGGTGGTAGGATTGCTTGATGATGAAAAAGGCAATAGATATAATAAAAACTATCGCCGAAAGGACTGACAGGGTTATATTGTTTCACTCGGCATCGGGTAAAGACAGCATAGCCCTTTTAGACCTTATTTCACCATACTTTAAAGAAATTGTATGCGTTTATATGTACGTTGTTAAAGACTTATCTCATATTAACCGTTATATAAATTATGCTTGTAATAAATATCCAAATGTTAAGTATGTGCAGATTCCTCATTTTGCAGTTTATTCCTATAGACGCATTGGGTATATGGGATGCGAGAAAAATGAGAAACAGAAACTTTACAGCATGGCTCAGCTTACAGATATAGTAAGGGAGAAATACAATATTGAGTGGGCTTTCTTCGGCTTTAAGCAGTCCGATTCAATGAACAGGCGTTTGATGCTACGTACATACGACATGAACGGAATTAATGAAGCGCAAAAGAAGTGTTATCCATTGTCTGAATACAAAAATAAAGACGTCATGGATTATATTAGCAGGGCTGGTTTAATCAAACCGGAATCATACGATTCCAAGCATCAATCATCCGGAACGGACATAACGGATATTAACTACCTTCTTTTTCTTCGTAATAGATTTCCGGGTGATTTGCAGAAAGTTATAAATGAATACCCTTTGGTGGAACGAAAACTATTTGAATACGATTATGAAAGAACTAAAGCAAAGTGAGACAAGGGTTATAAAACGTTCCCAAATAAACCTTAATCCGATTAACCCTAAAAGACATTCGGATGAAAAGGTGAAGCTGCAAAAGAAGAACTTGCAAAAAGTGGGTTTCCTCGGCGGTATCGTATGGAATGAGAAATCGGGAAATCTTATAGACGGGCATCGCAGGATAAAAGCAATGGATTTGCATTATAAATACGATGGTACTCCAAGCACTGATTATGACGTAAAGGTAGAGGTTGTGAATTTAGATGATAAAACTGAGAAGGAACAGCTTACATATATGGCAGTAGGGAACACGAAACCGGATATAGACCTTATAGCTGGTTATATCTCTGATATAGATTATACGGATGTGGGATTGGATATTGGGGAGCTCAACGATATTCTTTCTATAAATACAGCTATTCCTTCTTTCTCAGATTCTTTAGATGATCTATTATCTCCTGTATCATCGTTCGATGAAATAGAAAATCCTGTAATGGATGAAAAGACGTACGAAGCTAAAAAAGAACACATGAAATTCATCAAACAGCAGGTAAAAGAATCCGCAATAGAAAGACAACAGAATGAAGAAGCTTTTATAACATTATCTTTTTCTTCCTATGAAGCTAAAGATAACTTTTGTGACTTACTTGGCATTAGCACAGATGATAAGTTTGTCAAAGGAGAGGAAGTGTTGAAATTGATTAAGTGACGAAAGTAACAAATACGCGCGCCCGTACGTAAGGATATGTCAAAGAAACCTAATATAGATGATTTTAGGAAGATTCTCCGCAAATCTGGTGGAAATCTAACCAAGGTTGCGGCTACGTTTAAAGTAGCTCGGAAAACAATATACCAATGGGCGAAAGAGGATGTTGAGTTTAAAGATGCCATATCAGATGAGCGTGGAGCTTTGGTTGATGAATGTTTGGTTTCTGCCCGTGTTCTTGCATTGGGTATTCCTGAAAAGGATGAGAGTGGAAATTTTGTGGGCTGGCGCGAACGTCCAGACGGCTATATGATTCGTTATTTGCTTTCTACATTAGGAAAGAGCGAAGGTTTTGGGGAAGAATCAGAAGATGCCGATATTCCAACAGATATTGACCACGGTATTTCTATTGATTCATGGATTAAAGACAAATTGAAATGATAGTACCTCAAGAAATTTACCATCCATTATACGAGGATAAGGAAAAGTTTATAATTCTTATCACCGGAGGTCGTGGTTCGGGAAAGTCTTTCAATGCTTCTACCTTCATTGAACGGTTGACTTTTGAAATGACTCCCGTAGAGAAGATTGTGCATCAGATTCTTTACACCCGTTACACGATGGTTTCTGCCGGTATGTCTATCATCCCCGAAATGATGGAGAAGATAGATTTGGACGGTACCACGAAATATTTCAAGACCACAAAGACGGACATAGTCAATAAGATGACTAAGAGCC